ACGCCCCCAGCCAGCGGCCTACGCGCCGCCACAGTGGAAACCAACTTACCCCGGCGAAGAGCCGCCGTTTTGATAGGAGAAACCAAAATGAAAATCCGTGACATCGCCGCCGACCTGATCGGCATCGTTTGCATCTTTGGCCTGCTCTACGCGGGCTTCCTCTTTGGCTTCGGTATGGGGTGGTGAGATGAGCAAGCAAGACCTTCTCGCCTACATCGAACTGCGGCAGAGCCAGATCGATGATCTCATCCGCAAATGGGGTGACGGTGTTCGACCTGCGTGGGTCGGGGAAGAAGTAGCTATTTTGAGCCATTACAGAAACGACGCACAGAAACAACTCGCAGCAATGGAAGCCAACGATGCAACAGACTGAGATCGTAATCACCAACATCCTTGCAACCAAGACGGCATTTGCCGTCCGATCAGACGACCTAACCGCCAACATCTTTATCCCCAGCAAGCTGTCCTTGGACGCCGATCTGCGGCCCGGTAAGAGGATGATGGCCAGCCTGATCCCTAACATCCAGCAGCCGGACAAGACGCCTTGGCTTTGCATCGCGCTGCACGATGACACTCCGATCCAGCCGCCGCAGCCGCAGGGCCGCCGAGACACGCTGGCAGAGTTGATCTTGGAGAATTTGGATCACGGTCGCGCCACCGTCGAAGAAATCGCCGAAGACCTGAACATGTCGGACGAGAGCGTGGCCAACAAGCTGGCCGAGTTGGTCGCGGATGGTCGCGTCGTGCGGCTGACCTGCTTTGATTTGCCGGGAGACGAAGCATGAGCCTTAGCCCCAACATGACCGACGAACACCTTGACGCGGTGATGAGCGCGCTGCCGGATGATTTAAGTGAGGGCGAATTGTGCGCGCTGACGCTTACGCTCTACAGCGCGTTCATCGATGATACACCTAAAATAATCCATGAGCTGATCACCGCAATCTATTGCTTTGGCGAGAGCAATGGAATGAGCCAAAAAACAATATCGCTTGGTCTGCGGATGACGGCAGAAATGTACGAAGCAACACAAACCAAGAAAACAGCACACTAGGGAGATAGATATGTTCTGGAGAAAGAAGACAGAAACCATGCCGCATCGTGACGTGCATGCGGAGGCGGCACTGGGCATCAGCAACGCGGCGCAGGTGCTGCCAGCAGGGAGGTTCATGGCCCTCGTTTACTGGGCCATCGTGGAGAACCGCCAGATCAGCGTCGAGGACATCGACGCGCTGGCCAATCGGCTGTCGCGGGCGGCTTGGGAACGGGGGCGGAGATGAGCAAACAGGTCAAGATCAAAAGCCTGATCTGGCGCGACGTGACCATCCCAGAAGGCGCAACTGGCGGCCTATGGCTTGTCGCATATAGCATCGTCGGCACATACGAACTGCACCGCTTTGACGACAAGGTTGGCGTGTATCTTGGGATGCCCGGCGGCATTGCGTTGGACCAATACGTTGACGTTCTGTCAGCCACCGATGCCGCTCAGGCGAACTTTGAGAAGAAGGTCAGGAGTGTTTTGATATGAGCCACTGGCACTACCAACTGATGCGGCACAAGCTGGCGCGACCGAACGAGGTGGACGGGGAATACTACTACGCCATCCACGAACTTTACGAGATGGACGATGGCCCCGCATGGACCGACGAGCCTATCCAAGTGACCGGGGAGAGCGTCGAGGACGTGCAGAAGGCGCTGATGCTGATGCTCAAGGACATCGAGAAGCATGGAGTGAAGGACTATGACTGACGAAGAACTGGTGGAGCGGTTGCTGGATTTTGACAAGGTAACCGTTGGGGATGCCCGCGATGCCGCCGACCGCATCGAAGCCCTGACCGCCAAGGTCAAACTTATGGACGATCTCGACGTTATCAACGGGGAGAAGATCGAAGCCCTGACCGCCAAGCTGGCGAAGGCGGTGGAGGGGCTTCTCCTTGCCCGTGTCCATGTCGCCAACAATGAGCAGGGATGGAGCGTGGGTCGGGCCTCTGCGCGATCTGACCTAAAGATTATCAACGCCCTGCTGGCCGAGATTGAGGGAGAGAAGACATGAGTGACGAAGATTTGATCCGGCGCGGGGACGTGGTGAAGGCAACAGCCGAATATCTGTGGGAGACTCAGGTTGACCCCATGCTGCTATGGTACGTGGAGCAAGCAGTGCTCACCATCCCCGCCGCCGCGCCTGACAAGGTGGGTTATAGCCAAGCCAAGCGCGACCTTTGCTTGTTCTTGGACCCAGGCCTTGCGAGCGCAGATGCTTGGGGATGGGATGATGACAGCGTGTTCGCGGCGGCACTGGCGAGGCTGACTACCCCCAAGCCTGACCAAATCGACACCGTGGCCCGCGCGATCTGCGCCGAGATTGAGGGAAAAGATGCCCCGTGAAGTCAGCAACAGCCCCGGTGCGAGAGCGTTGAGGCGGGCGGGCTACGTCAAATGCCCAGCTTGGTGGCTGACATCCGAGCAGTTTGAGCTATTGAAATACATGTGCCGAGGCAATCTACCAGAAATCAATCGCATTAAAAACGAGGCAGAGGCTTGCCAGCCACCGTGGCAATCAGATAGTTAATGCAAGTGAGGGGCGCAGCGAGGCCATTGGCTTTGTATCGGTCGAAGATCAGACTGCGCTACGGCTTATCATCCACCATAGCGCCCCTCACGATACCCAGATCAATATTTGCCTTCCCAAACGCGCAGATGGGCGTTGTCGCTGCTGTTCATCTCGCGGGCCACAACCTCACGCATGGCCGCTGTGTCGTTGGGATTGACGCCCCATTTCTTCGCCCACTCAGCCCAAACCTTCATCGGGACCAAGCCCACTAGCTTGCTTTCCCCGAGGTGGCCTGCCCCTGCGTTTCGGAGCATCTTTGCCTTCTCCAAGACCGGGTTGAAGTCGTGCGTCTGCCGCACAATGATCTTCCCGTCCTCCTCGAACATCTGTTCCGCTATTTTCGTCATTCACACCCTCAAAGGTCAGATTAGGGTAGGCCAAACGCATAACATCCGCCACTTCCGGCGGCATCCGTAGGATTTGCCCGCGACGATAGCGGATGCCTCCCCGGAATATTGTGTCACATGTTACGCGATATTCTTTCATTGGGAAGAAGGGGCGAGCCTAAACCCGCCCCTCTTTTCGTTACGACACAGTGGCCGAAAACGGGGTCGCTTCGGTGCCAGAGGCTTCCGACATAACCATGACTGCCCAAGTATTGGCAGCGATGTCGTCACAGACTACACGCCAGCCCTTGAGGCCGCCTTTGGTCGATCCGTCCATCGTGATCGTGTCCGAGGTGTCGGCAGTGTAGAAGCACGAGGCACCTGCACTGTCGTTGCCCAGATAGGCCACGCCCATCATGATGTCGGTGTTGTCACCAACCTTGATGATCTGGCTGCCCGAGGCATCGACAAGGCCGATGAACTCGTAGCGGTTGCCCGAGCCGGTAGCTTCCGGCAGGGTTGCGGTCACACCGGCAGCGCGGTTGAAGATAACGCGCTGGCCAACGTGAGCCTCGTCGGTGATCGTGACAGTCGCAGACGTGACCGTGACGATGCCGTAGTTCTCAAAGTAATTTGAGGGCATGGGATTTTCCTTCAGCCATGAGATGAGGAAAGGGGCGAGCCGAAGCCCGCCCCATCACGATTACGAGGTGGTGTTGTCGTAGATGCCGCCCGAGGACTTTTCGTTCCGGCAGACCAAGGTCAGTTCGGTGACGACCTGACGCTTCTCGTTGTCGCCGGTCTTGGCCAGCTCTTCGTTCTTGGTCGCACGCAGAACGCCAACGGCCCACATGTCGTCCTGCATGATGAACACGTCCCGAGCGCGGTTCTCGCGGGTCGGTTTGAATTCAACAGTACCCCACGGGGTGACGTAGACGGCCATGTGCTTGATGACCTTCTCAGCTTCAGCCGTGATGTTCGAACGCTGGTTGTTGTTACCAGTGAAGCCCAGAGCGAGGTTCATCTGGAACGCCGACAGGTACACGCTGTCCGGCTTGCCGCCCGAAACCCAGATCGACTGCATAACAGCGTCGAACTTGGTCTGCGAAAATGCAGTCGGGGTGCCGTCGTCGGTACGAGCGTTCGAGCCGTCGCCGGTCGGGTCTGCACCCGAAGAACCGGATTGGAAGTTGGTGTTGGTGGTCAGCCAAGAAGGAACGCCAGCCATACGGCGTGCGGTCGAGCTATCACCAGCAACTTTTGCTTGGTTGGCAAACATCGCTTTTTCGATGTCCAGCTTCTGCTCTTTGGCAATCTTCAGAACCTGATAGGCCATTTCGCGTGCGCGACCGGCTTTGTTGAGGCCCTGATCGGTGCCGGGGATCACAACGCTGTTCTTGAAGATTTGCGTGCGGTTGTTCAAGCGAACAGTGGCCGAGCGGGCTTCAGCGATGGTGTCGTCGCCTTCGATGTGAGCGTTATCGCCCGACGAACGCAGTGCGTCGGTCTGCCACTCATGCAGCGTGTTGGACGCCTTTGCTTTAGCGCAAGCGGTGTAGAACGGCGTTTCTTCCGGCGAGATATCGTAGATCACGTCGGAAAGGTCTTCGCGGATGCCGCGAACGTCGTAGGAGTCGAGGGTATTGGTTGGCTGTGCCATTTTAGCAGTCCTTCATCGGGGTTTCATCTGAAAAGCAGATCAATGAAAGCCTCTGGCTTTCCTGATCGCTTCGCTACCTTCATCTGCCGATCACGAACGATTTTTTCGGGTGCAGGCTTGCGAGGCACCGGCTTCACATTGCGCGGAGGTTCTGGCTTCTTCTTAGCCATATCCTTTCCCGCGCGAAGCTGGTTGAACCTGTAAGCGTCATACAAAACCTGCACGAGGCGAGCATCGACAGTGCTTGCCACTTCTTCAGCCGAAAGCCCGTATTTCGACGCAAACTGCAAAAGGTCCGTCTTGAGTTTTGCGGCCTTCTCAGGGTTCGCAAACTCAGGAATTGCCTGCTTCAGCTTGGCGGCCTGCTCTTGCAGTTGAAACTGCATTGCCTGATCCTGCAAAGCGCGCTGGCGCTCCGACTGTTCAGAAAGCTGCCGCTGCTGGGCTTGGAACTCTTGTGCCTTGATGTCGTATTTCGCCTTCTCCTGCATGTATCCGATGGGATCACTGTCCAACATTCGGAGATCAGGAGCCTGCGGGGCCTTAATTATTCCCTGCTGTTGGATGTTTTCCAACGTCGCAAAGAATTGCTGCCGTTCGCTTTGAAGGGTTTGGAAAAGCGCCTCGGCTTCCTTGCGGATCGTCGCTGCCTCTTGCATTCCCTTCTGGATGTAGGCTTGTCCCGAAAAAGACCGCTTTAGCTCTTCGAGCGTGACCTCGGTGTCCTTGCCGTCAACTTTGACGGTGAACACGTCTGGCGTCTCATTGGCCTCGGCTTCTTCGTAGTCCTCATCCTCAGTATCCTCGGCATCAGGCTCTTCGCCGTCGTCCTCGGAATTCTCGGCGTCATCTTGGGCTTGATCGCCCTCATATTCGCCCTGTTCCTCTTCGATCTGATCCGCCTCGTCGGCGTCTTGCTGGGTTTCAGCAACTTCATTCGAAGGCATAAGCAGGCTGTTTACAGCCGCTTCAAGTGTGTCAGTCGTTTGCACGGTCCCGATCCTGTTTTAACTCAACCGCCTCGGCGTCAATTCGCGCTTGGAGAGCGTCGAGAATGGTTTGAACGGCGCGCACACGTTCATGTGCCGCCGCAACCACATTCATATCACAAGCTGCATTTAAAAACACCCCCACTGCATCATTGCGGATTTCACCGATCACGCCTTGGAAAACGTGATCGGCTAGGAGTGTTCTGGCTTCAGAAGCCTTGCGTTTGATTTCCGACAAAAGGCATCCTCGGCATTTGCTGTTCACGCTTAATAGCATTCAGATCAAGCTGAACGCCGGTTTTGGCAAGAAGCTCGGCGGCCTTCAACGCAAGGTCTTGAGCCATCTGGTCCCGCTTCAAATCATCTTCCATTTGAAGCCGCTGGGCGTCAAGCTGCGTCTTGGCCATGTCGGCCTGCACGCGGGCGGACATCTTCATCTGCTCGGCCTGCAAGAACGCCTGATTGGGGTCCGACGGCTGTGCCTGACCCTGCTGGGCTTGGGCGGCCTGTGCGGCCTGCATCATCAGCATTTGCTCCATCTGCGGGTTCATCGGGTTGTAGTACCGATCCGCGTTGCTGATGCCAGCCATGCCCAGAATGTCGGCCAGCGTATTGCGGATGCCCGTCATGGTGACAATGCCATTCTGCGGCCCGTAGGCTTGCCAGATTTGCATCTGCGTCTGCATGGTCAGTTGCAGGGCAGCAATGCGCTCCTCGCGGCGATTGTTGCCCAAGCCGACGTTGGTGACGAGATCAAGGTCACTGGTCCAAGAACGCGGATCGACCGGGACAAACTGGCCATCAAGCCGGATCATCTCGCCTTGGTTCGGGTTGGCCCGCGCGATCTGTGCAATCAGGCGGAACATCTGGCGCATACCGCCCTCAGCCAGATTGCGGGCAATCAACTCAGAGACAGCCGAGGCGGCCTGCACGGCGGCATTGACGCCAGCCGCAGTTTGAGATTGCAGGGCGTCGGCATCCATGCCCATAGCAGCGCCTGTGACGCCTGTTTTGGCGCGAACAACCTCATCGTAGTAATTGATGGCCGGAAGCACCGAGGCTGCCATGCTGCCAACGGTCAACTCGCGCACAGAGCCGGGAGCCTTCACCCGGATGATTGCGCCGATCTCGTTATTTAGCACGTCGTCCATATTCGCTTGGCCGGTCACAACCTCAATTCTTGGGTTATTGACCATCGAAATATTGTCGATCAGCCCGCGCAGAAGGGAAGTCGATGCGTCCTGATCTTCCTCGACAATCTCGGCCAAAGAGCGGCCAAAGAAGGTGTGCGGTTCTGGATCAACCTCAAAGATGGCGAAGGGGATGTAGTCGCAAAGCTCGTAATCCAGCACTTCGTAGTCATTGCCAGCGCAGATGAACTTGTAAAGGCGGGGGACGCCCGTGCCTTCGATGTCCATCCGCATGTAGGCTTC